ATCGACACTTCCGGGCTCGTCCACTGGCCCCCGCTGTACGTGAGGTTGCCCGAGTAGTTCGGCGCCGGCGCTAACGCCAGCGTCGAGGCGTTGATCGACCGCACCTTCAGCGTCGTCGGCAGCCGCCTCTCGCCGCAGCAAGGCACCGGGTCGGCGCCCGAGGGGGGCGCCTCGGTCGGCGGGTCGCCCGCGCCCGTCCCTGCCTTCACCGACCAGTCGCGTAGCTTGTCCGACTTCCGCGCCGCCGCCTCGAAGCCCCGGGCGGTCGACCGGAACCCCCGCTCCAGCAGCCGGACTCGCTCCGCCAGGTCGCTCATCCGTTGGCCGCCTGGTAGGCCGACGACTCGACCTTCGACTGCGCCGCCTGGAGCCTCGCCAGCTCCTTCTTCAGTCGCTCCAGCTCCTGCTCCAGGAACCGCACCCGCTGCTCGAGGTCGCCCATCGGCTCACCTCCTCAGGTCCAGGTCCGGCGCGTTCGCCAGCGGCCCGCCCTCGACGAAATTCATCGCCTGGTAGTACCGCTCGCCCGTCCACGGCCGCCGCTGATTGGAGACGCGCAGGTTCGTCACCAGCGTGTGCGGGCCCGACTCCTGCCCGATGATCTCGACGCCCCGGATCGTCAGTTTCGACCCCTGCCAGGGCGTCGGCCCGTAGACGCTCGTCAGCTTCACCGCCAGGTTCGCCCCCGACACGCCCGGGTGCCAGAGCCAGAAATACGTGAGGTCGCCGCTGATCGACGGCTCCTTCACCACGTCGTGGATCGACTTCGCGTAGTCCGCTTGCCGCGAGCGGTCGCCCTCGAACTTCCAGTCCTCCTGGGGCACGTACCGCACCCGCCGGATGCCGTGGTCGTCGTACCCCGGGCCCTCGTACCCCGCCGCCGGGTAGCGTGCCACCAGCAGATCGTGGGCGATCGGCAGGAACACGAGGATGTTCGTCGGCTTCTTGACCGACGACCCGCCCGTGTCCATGTCCGCCTGCGCCGTCCACGTCTTCACCGTTGGCTCGCTCGCCAGCACCTTCCGGACGCCGTCCGTGTCCGTGAACAGCGTGAAGAAGAGGTCCGCCTGGAAGGGGTCGCCGGTGTTGCCGGGGGGCAGGCGGAAGTTCTTGCCGACGGGCGTCGTGACGTACTGCCCGCCCGTCCGGAACTCCCAGAACACCGGGTACGGGAAGCCGTCCACCATCCGCGACGCCTTCGCCCCGTCGGCGAGCTTGTACCGCCGGTGGACGAACCGCCGCGGGTTATCCCCCTGGCCCGTCAGCTTGAAGTTGGTGTAGCCGGTCTGGGCCAGCGGGTACTCCAGGCTGACCGTGCACGTCCCGCCCGACACGCACGCCGTGTTCGCCTTCACCCGGCGGTTCTCGCTGATCTGGCTGGGGTTGCTGGGCCCGATGGGCAGGATCAGCTCGACCGTCGCCCGGTCGCTCGCCCACTTGTTGGCCACCCAGCTCGTCGCCCCGCCCGTCGGCCTGATGACGACCGACGTCGGCCCGATCGAGACGATGGTCCCCGTGCTCGTCGCGTTCGACTTCACCGCGAAGTCCGACCACTTCCACGCCGCCTCGTCCGCCGCCGACCAGTCGGCGACGAGCGTGCCGTCCGACGTCTGGAAGGTCTCCCCCTCCACCCTCGCGTCGCCGATCACCTCGACCGCCGAGTAGCATTCGCCCCCGTCCAGCGTCAGCGACGGCGGCGCCACCGGGTCGTTGCCGATCTGCACCTCGAGCCACTGCGGGTCGCGGGTGTCGTGGAACCGGATCGTGCCGTCGGGCAGGATCTCCGGCCCCGCCCACGGCGCCGAGTCGCGCAGGGCGTTCTCGATCTCCGCCCACAGCTTCGAGCCCGACATCGTCACGTCGTCGGGGACGACCGTGAGCTTGGCGAGGTCCGCGAGCGTGGCCGACCTCAGCACCGCGCCGGACCCGGCCGCCGTGTTGTACTTCCGCCCCAGCTCCGGCTTCGTCGGGTCGACGTAGGGCGGGTCGACGGTATAGGCCGTGATCCCCTTGTACCAGAGGTCCGTCGCGTGGTCGTCATAGGTCAGCACCCGGCGGATGATCTCGCCGAGTTGCAGGATCGCCAGGTCGTCCTCGTAGTCGCTGTCGGCCGGACTCAGGTTGAACCGCACCTCCGTCTTGCCGCTCTGCGGGTGCGTCACCCGCACGTCGTCGGCGAGGTACTTCAGGCCCGGCGCGATGTAGTCGATCCGCGGCATCTTGCCGTCGGTCATCGGCGCCTGCTTGATCACGCCGGCGAACCGCACGACGTAATCGCCCTCGCCGATCGAGCCGTCCCCGTCGAGGTCCTCGGCGATCAGCAGCTCGACCTTCGAGTCCAGCTTGTACGAGGGCGCGTAGACGCCGAACTCGGTGAAATGCACCTCGTCCGGGCCGTCCAGGTTGTGGAGCAGCCGGCGCGTGACGTGGACGTTCGCGGCGTCCCGATCAACGGCCACGCCGTTGATCCGGAGCCGCTCCAGGGGGAGCGCCGTCGGCATCGTTCAGCCTGCTTTCAGGGCCACCCGGCCCGGTTGTTCCGCCAGGGGTCCTGGGGCATCCGGAGCTGCATCGCCCGGAGCTGATTCGCCTGGATCGCCGCCTGCCGCCTCGCCCACGTGCCCCGCCGCTCCTGCCCGACCAGCATGCCGAGCACCGCGTCCATGTTCGCGACGAGCTGATCGACGAACCCGGCCTGCTCCTCGACGAGCTTCCGGGCCGCGTTGCCCGCGTCCAGCGGCTTCACGCCCGACTGCACCATCGCCTGCGTCGCCATCCCGGCCACGGCGATCTTCGCGTCGTTGGCGTCCATGCCCCGCCCCGCCGCGTCGGCGAGCATCGCCTGGATCTGGGGGGCCAGCATGTCCCGGAAGGCGTTGGCCTGGACGTCCCCCCGGTGGCCCAACCGGTCGGCGGCGGCCCGGTCCTTCTCCGCCTGGATCTGCTTCTCGAGCTCCCACGCCCGGAGCAGTCGCTGGGCGTTCTCCTCGGCGGCGGCGGCCTCCGCCTTCATGAGGTCGTCCTGCTTCTTCTTCTGCTCCTTCAGCTGCTCGATCAGCCGCTCTCGGGCCTTGGCCACCTTCTCCACCTCGGCCGCCGACCGCTTCGCCTCGTCGGTCGTCTTCCACAGCGCCGCGGCGTATTCCAGCAGCTCGGGCGTGCCGACGCTCCCGGCCAGACCGATCAGCTTCTTCTTCGCCTCCTCGCTGCCCTTCGATGCGTTCGCGATGAGCTGGTCGATCTCGGCCTGAGCGGCCTTCATGCTCTCGGCGCGAACCTTGTTGATCTCGTCGTAATAGCCGCTGACGCTCTCACGGAGCCGTCGAATATTGAAGAAGTCGAAGACGGGATTCGACGCCTTGATCTGGTATTCCGCCTCCGCGATCTTTTGCTTCAGATCGGCGATCCGCCCGTCCGCGCCCTTCGTGCTCAGCGCCGCCTGGACCAGCTTCCCCTCCGACTCCGCGCTCAGGTCGTCGATGAGCTTGGCATACTCCGCCCCGGCCTCCTGGACCTTCCCCGACTCCGCCGCCAGCACCTTGGCCACCCGCCCCCCGGCCGTCGCCATCTCGTCGAGGGCGTCCTTCGCCTCCTTCGCCTTGGGGATGAGGTTCTCGTCGAGGATGCCCGCCCACGCGAGGAACGAGTCGATCTGCTCCCGGCCGAACGAGGTGGCCAGCACGGTGCCGACGGCCGCCACCGCCTGGAGCGCCGGGTGGGCTTTCGACGTGGCGACGATCGCGATCTGGAGGAGGTTGTTCGCGAGGCCCCGCGCGCCGAACTGGGCGTCCTCCATCAGGTTCGCCGCGGCGAAGATGACGGAGCTGAGCTGCTTCAGGCCGTCCATCCCTTTTTTCGATGCGGACGGTATCTTCTGCCCGAGCAGAGTCTCGATCCGTTCCAGCACCGCCACCGTCTGTGTGGTCTGGTACCCGACGTTATCGATCGCGGCCGTCATGTTCGCGAGTTGGACGCTCGTCCGGACCGAGCCCGCCCCGATGTTGACCGTCACGGAGGTCATCGCCGCCAGCGCGGCGGTCATGCCCTGGACCTGGGCGGCCCCTGCGGCGGTCACCTGGATCTGGTAACTGTAGATGTCGCCGAAGTTTGCCATGATCGGGACGAATCCCCCTCAGGAGGAGATCGAGATGAAGCGCGCCGCGTTCGTGCTGCTACTGCTGGCCGGCTGCCAGCGACCCGCGGGCGATAGCCTGGGGAGCGAGGGTGTGCTGAACGGCCCGATGAAGCCGGGGCTGGCCGTCGTGGTGATGGAGGATGCCGCCGGGGCGGAATCCATGGACCACGCGAAGGTCATCGAAGACCCCGGCGCTGGCGGGCCCGATCGCGTCATTCGTATCGAGATCGAGGGCGGCCCCCGCGACGGCCGGACCGTCGAGCTTCGGCGTCAGCTCGTCTTGCCGGCGGATGTGCCCGGCTGGCACAAGGAGCACGGCCACGTCGCCGCGACACTGCCCCCGTCCGAGACGCCAAGGGCAACCAAGTTGGAGCCCGGCCGCGAAGCTGGGATCATCGATGTTGACAGCAAGGAAGCCTTGCCGAAGGTTCCCATGGCCACACCAGACGGAACCCGCGAGCTCGCAGAAGGCGACACGGTCCGGGTCGTGTCCGACCCCGGGCCCGAGTTCGCCGATTCCGCCGATGAGGCCCGCGATCGCCTGGTGAAGGTCGAGGTCGTGAAGTCGCTGTTCGGGGGCGCCGGAACCCAGGGCGAGGTGGCCCGGAAGTTCATCGGCGTACCCTGATCTCACGTGAACGCCACCGTCATGTCGCTCGCCGCCGTCCGGTCGTACCACGCCGTGATCGTGTACTGCTCCTCATGGGACTTCCCGATCGGGTACACGCGTTTGTAGTCCGTGATCCGGCTCGACGCCTTCAGGTCGAAGGTCAAGGTCGGGCCGGTCGGGTGCGTCAGCACCAGCGTGCAGGTCGACAGCGCCGTCCGGTCCTGGAACAGCGCCTGGAGGTCCGGCGTCGCCTTGTACAACTGCTGGACCTGGAGCGTCACCAGCCGCCCCCACCCCCGGATCGGCTGCGCGTACGTGCGGTTGTCCTTCCTCGGCTGGAGTTCGTTCTCCACCTGGATCGTCACGCCGCTGAAGTTCGAGATCGTCGTGCCGTTCACCACCAGCGCCGCGTCGCTCAGGTGGTACGGCGCGGTCGACGGGTAGTACGTCTTCACCGGCTCCACGTCGCTGGCGTCGCTGGCGATCCGCTGCGAGCCCGTGAAGTCGAACGACAGCTCGAACGCCTGGTTGTCCGCGCTCGCCGCCAGCGCCATCCGGCCGCACTTGCACCCGTCGTATCGGTACTTCTCCGCCGTCAGCGCGTCGTCCTCCGCGTAGCTCGCGAAGATCACGCTGGCCAGGTCCCGCGCCGGCTCCGTCGTCGTCCACGGCACGTCGTCCGTCGTGCCGGCCCCGCCCATGTCGTTGCGCGTGAAGCCCCAGCCGATCAGGAGGTTGTCCTGCGCCGGGTACAGCAGCGTCTTCCCGCTGCCCGTCAGGCTGTAGGTCGTCCCCACCTGGCGCTCGACCCGGTTGCGGGCCAGCGCCGTCCGGATGTCCTCGCGGTCGGGCATCCAGTTGAAGTTGACCGCGTCGTCGCTGATCAGCTCGATGGGCAGCCACGAGACGCCGAGCGTCGTGTTGTTCTGCGTGTTGCTCGTGGCCGTCTTGAACGCCGACTCGGTCAGGAAGTTCACCCATCGCCTCGCCATGTCATCAACTCCCCTGGATTCGATAGCTGGCCGAGAACGCCCCTTCGGCCGTCGTGTACAGCGACTGCTTCTCCGTCGCCCCCGTCGTGATCGCCGGCTGCGCCAGCAGCACCGGCTCCCCGCCGAAGCCCAGCGCCCCCAGCCGCCGCCGCACCTCGTTGCCCTCGGGGGTGCTCGGCGGATACACCGCCTTCTGCACCCGCCCCCACACGTTGATCGCCGACAGCGGCGCGTTGCCGGCGAGCAGGATTCGCACCCGGACCGAGAGCGTCGCCTGCTGGCGGCAGTTCGAGAGCGGCTGCCCGTCGCGGGGTTCCGGCCACAGCTCGATCGCCGGGCAGGCGTCGGCCGCCCCCGCGAGCGAGCCGAGGTTGTCCCCGTAGGCGATCACCACCTCGTTCGGTGACCGCCCCGGCACCACCCACGTCTTCACGAGCGACGCGAGCACCGGGTCGTTCATCACGAGCCCGGCCAGCTCGAGGAAACCGAGCGTCGCCACCTCGTTGTCGATCCCGAGCGTCTGGTCCTTCGACTCGACTCCCATCAGGGGTGGCTCCTATGCCCCGCGAACACGACCCTCGGCCCGTGCCGGAGCAGGATCGCCCGGAAGCCCCTCAGGCCCTCCGGGTCCAGCCCCAGCACGTCGCGGCCGTCCCGCTTCCAGCCGAGGGGCAGCCCTCTCGAATTCCCGGTGAAGCCGTTGGTCAGCGTCAGCACGCCCGACCCGTCGCTCTTCACGCCCGTCCGGTCCAGCCACGTCGTGTTGTCGTCGACCCGCCGCGAGCCCTCGCCGAAGGGCACGAGCACCGTCCGGTTCGACCACCGCCGGTACTCCCGGCCGTGGTAGTCCGACACGCCGAACCGCCGATGCCAGGGCCGGAGCGGATAGCCGCGCTTGTCCAGGCCCCTCAGGGCCATCTCGCGGTTGTGCTTCCCCGCGAACGCCACCAGCTCCCGGTTCAGCCCCGGGTCGTCGAGGCCCCCGACGACCCCGAACGAGCCCGGCGGCGGCCCCTTCACCGCGACGTTGAAGTAGATCACGTCGAGGCCAGCTCCCCCGCCTCCGCCGCGTCGAACGCCCGCCTCACCCGCTTCGGCACGTCCTCATCGTCCGGCTCGACCCGCTCCCACTCCCCCTCGGCCTCGTACAGCGTGAGCAGCGCCAGGTCCGTCGTGCCGTCGCCGAGGACTTCCCAGCCCCACGGCCCCCGGGCGATCAGCCACCGCTCGCCCAGCCGGTAGAGCCGCGTTTCGCGATCGGGACCGAAGAAGATCCAGGGGATGAGGATGACGGGCTCGGTGTGGGCCGGTGTGGGCCGGTATGGGCCGGTGTGGGCCGTCAGCATCCGGCCCGCCACTGTTGCCGGCGTCTGGGCTTGGATCCGCGCGGGCCTCCCCGCCGCGAACCTTACCCCGAACGCCGACCCCCTCGCCGTCGGCACGGCCCATCGCCGCCCGCCCGCCCGGAACTTCGCCAGCGCCGCCGACAAGGCCCCCAGCAGCCCCGCCGGCGAGATCCCCACCACGTCGCGGGTCACCCCCGCCTCGACGGCGTGGATGTACAGGATCTCGCACCACCCCAGATGCGGCCCCGGCCCGATCTTGCCCGCCAGGTTGGGCCAGTGGACCACCGCCCGCCGCTCGTTGGCCGACGCCCGCAGCAGGTTCAGCCCCCGCGAGAGCGACCGCCTGGGGAAGGGCAGGAGCGCCGGCCCCCGCCCCTCGCGATACCGCCTCCCGTGCCAGTCCGACCGGCCCCGCCTCGGCAGCTTCACCCGCACGAGCGGCACGCCGTAAGCGTCCAGCCCGGCCTTCCACTCGTCGACCTTCGCCCGCTTCAGCTCGCCCGCCAGCAGCCCCCACCACCGCCTCCGCTCGCCCGGAACGATCTTCCGCCCCGCCCACTCCGGCGGCTCCATGTCGGGGCCGCTGGCCGCGAAGTAGCACCGGTCCGGCCGCTTCACCGCGCGGAGGGGCACGTCAGGCCCCCAGCGCCGCCAGCGCCTCGGCCGCCTCTTCCGGCGTCTCGTGCGACGACACTTCCTTGCCGTCCGCCACGACGAACCAGGTCAGCGACCGCCTCACGACCCGCGGCGGGTACAGCTTCCGCTCGTACTGCGCCGAGGGGGCCGGGGCCGGCGCCTCGACCGCCGCTTCCTTCGCCTTCGCCTTGCTCATCGCTCGATCCTCATCGGGCCGCTGAACCTCACCGTCACGACCTGGCCGTTCGGCCCCGCCACCTCGGCCACCAGCCGACGCATCGCCGCGTCCGCCTCGTCCCTCGCCGCCCTCCGCGCCGAACCGATCCCGCTCTCCGGCGGCGCCGGCATCGTCGCCAGCAAGAGCGACGCGCCCCGGTACGCGACGAACCGCCTCACCGCCGAGTTGACCGTCAGCCCGTCGGCCGCCAGCGCCGTCAGCATGTCGGCCCGCGCCGCCCGCACCATCGCCGGGCCGCACTGGGCGAACCTCGCCGAGTAGGCGTCCGCGATCGCGTCGTCGAGCTCCTCGCTCGCGCGGCCGAACAGGTTGAGGAGCCCCGTCTGGTCCGTCCGCGTCTGGAGCAGATCGCCCAGGCCCCGGAGCAGCTCCCGCCCCTCCGACGCCGTCAGGTAGCTCCTCGGCGACTCCGCCACGCCCGGCGCCGGCAGGATCTCCAGATACCCCGCCGGCTTCGTCACGGTCCCGATCGTCAGGTTGATCGGATACCGCCCCGGCTCGAGGTCGGTCTGCCCCGCCGAGAACGCGACCGTGAAGCTCGGGGGCGTCGCCCACGTGCCCGTCACGCTGAACAGCGGGGCCGTGTCGTCCCCCCGCCAGACCGTCGCCGAGATCGTCTCCGACCCGGTGAACGCCGAGACGAGGTCGCCGGACGCCGTCCGCGCGGCCAACGTCTTCGTCGCCGAGCTGCCGCGCGTGACCTTGATCAACGCCTCGCTCACGGGCTCACTCCACGGTCAGGTAGTCCCAGTCGCCCGCGCTCTGGCGCTCCGGCGAAACGAACCACTCGCTGAAGGTCGAATCGGGGGGCTCCGGCTCCTCGCCCCCGAACCCCGAGTACAGCCCCAGCAGGTGCAGCCGATCCCCCGCGTCGAACGACCCGGACGGGACCGGCAGCGTCTCGCCGAACAGGATCGACAGCCGCTTCGACGCCGTGTCGACGGCCATCAGGACCACTCCCCGCGCGTCGCGGTGGTTCCGTCATCCGAGACGCCCGCCGTCGCGATGTTCCCGCTGTTGGCGTCGTTCCGGAGCGATTGCGTCGTGGCCGTCTGGCGACGCTCATTGCGGCTCAGGGCGAACAACCATCCCAGCCGGGCCCGAATGCTGCTGACAGCGGCCGGCGGCCCGGTCAGTTCGGCGGACGTGTCCGTGTCGATGACGTCCACGACTTCGGCGTTGACCTGGGCCGGGGTCGCACGCGTCGAGACCGCCGCGTCGATCCGGCCGAGCTCCGTCGTCAGCTCGGTCCTCACCTGGGCCCCGATCGTGGCCGCGCTCGGGATGTCCCCGGTCGCCGCCGGCGCCGCCGGCAGGTTGTCCGTCTTCGCCTTGATCGCCGCAACCTCGGTGTCGATGTAGCTCGACACCGTCGAGAGGGCCGAAGCCGTCGCGAGCCCCGACTGGATCTCCGTCACCGCGTCCGACGCGAGCTGGGCCACTCCGATCGCGTCCGTGGCGATCTTCGCCGCCGTGATCGCGTTGCTCGCGATCGAGGACGCCGTGATCCCGCCGGCCGCCACGCTGCCCACCGACCCGGCCACGTTGCCGGTCACGCTCGCCACCGCCGACGCCGCGACGGCCGTGCCGATCGATGCCTTCATCGTCGCCGTGAAATCCCCCGAGGACGGGGCGTTGGTCAGGTTGGTGACCGTCGGCACCACCGCGTTGGTGTGCGTCTGCTGGGCCAGCACCGCCGCCGCCGGCAACAGCACGTAGGTCGACGAGCTGCTCGGGTTGGTCGTCCACGCCCGGTCCACCGTCGCCACCTTGGTCGATCCCACGTACCCCGTGATGACCCGGCACTGGCCATCGCCCAGCAGCACGATGTCGCCGACGTAAAGGTTGTCGGTCGAGGACGCCCCGCTCGCCAGCGTGATCGTCGTCGAGGCCCCCGCCTGCGCCGTCCCCGACACCCACGGGTCGGTCGCGATGACGAGCGTGTACGGGCTCGCGTCCGTGTGCGTGAACGTCAGTGCGATCGTAGCCGCGTCCATCTCGGATGCCGTCAGATTGAACGTCCATTGCCCGTTTCCTTCGTGGGTAACGGACCCGGCTATCGTCGTCTGCGTGCCCCCGTCCTTCGTTATGTAGACCGTCCAGGTGCCCGACGTGATGGCGGTCCCGTCGAGACGCTTGATCGCGTTGGGCACCGAAAGCCCGGTGAGTGCGGCCCCGCGTAGCATGTTAGGCGGCTCCAATGATGGGCATAGGCGGACGCCACGGTGCCCACACGGGCGGGTTGCTCGACGTGTCCGCCGTCGTGCCCGTGAGCGTCAATGAGTGACCGCCGGAAACCAACGACGGTTCTGGCGAGCCGAATCCGGCCATCAACCAGAGATCGACCAGATTGACCGTTCGGATGGCCCCCATGTGGGCCCCCGCCCAAAGGTTCGCCGCGTCGGTCCCGTCCAGGGCCGCCGACCACACGGCCGCCGCCCCTATCTTTCCGGCGAAGAATTGGGAATCCGTCAGCCGAGACAGAACCCCGATAGTCGTGATGTTCAGCGTCAACGTGCCGACGGCCGTCGAACTCACGACGGGCGTTCCGTTGTTCAGGTACACGGTTCGCGACGACGCCGACGCGCAAACACCTATGGCCAGATTCCACGCGTTGAGATTGACTCCGTTGCCCGTGACCAAGTTCTCGGCGACGGCCGCCGCGTCGTCTCTGATTCCGAGGTCGATCGGATCTCCGGGGTCGATTCCGCGGTAGCGAAGGCAAACGAGTTGATTGTTGCTTCCGGTGTTGGACGCCCCGAGCAAGATGCCGAAATTATTCGTGTCGGTCGGGTAGAACCAGCACGCCAGCGTATACGGGTACGCGGGAATCATCGACCCCGCGTACACGGCCTTGTCGCTCGTCCCGTTGAAGATCCGCGGCATGTCAGGTTCTCAGCTTGGCCAGATTGGTGGCCGATCCGGCCGGGAAGTTCGCCGCCTGGTTCGTCGCCAGCAGCCGCACGTTGCCCAGCGTCGCGATGGCGCCCTGCACGTCCGCGAACGTGAAGCCCAGGGCCTCCTCGTTCTCGTCGACGTAATCCTCGACCGCCCCGATGCCGCCGAGGTTGTCCACCTCGACGGCCACCGCGGTCGCCCTGTTCGCCGCCTCGATCACCGCGTTCACCGCGTCGATCAGGCGGTTGATCGTGTTGCCCGGCTTCATAGGTCAGTCCCCTCGGATCGTGGCTCGTGTCGGATTCCGCCCCGGCCGTCCCTGGCTCACTCCTTGCCCTTGCGGCCCCGCTTCTGCTTCGGCTGCTCGATCACGACCTCGGCCGCGTCCTCCGCCTCGGGCTCCTTGCGGACGTCCTCGAGGATCGCCTCGGCCGCGTCCAGCGCCACCCGCAAGGGCAGCAGCCGCCGCTCCGCCTCCGCGATCTGCTCGTCCCGGACCGCCGGGTCTTTCTGGCTCATCGCCTGCCCGATCAGGTCGCAGAACGACCCGAACGGCCCGCTGTTGGCGACCTCCGACCGCTGGGCCGGGTGGGCGCCCTGCCTCTCCATCGCCTCGTCGACCCACGCCGTGGGCCCGGGGAATACTCGCATCTGCCGATCTCCATGAGTTGGAGCCCGGCGCGAGTCGCCCCGCGCCGGGCCATGGCCGCACAGCTACCCGCGGCCATCACGCCGCGGCGGGATCAGGACTGCTTGGCGAAGCCGGTGATGCCGGAGACCCAGGCGTGGTGCTGCTGGTTGTCCAGCTCGACCGCGGCCTCGGCGATGATGTCGCCCTCGATCGCGTCGCCGCGGCTCCCGCGGGGCTTGTCGAACATCGCCCGCTTCACCCGCAGCCGGGCCTCGCCGGAGGTGAGGCAGATGGCCGTGCCGCTCCTGAGCAGCGGGCAGGGGACCACGTTGACCGGCCCCAGGAACGGGGCGAAGATCGTCTGCGGCTTGACGCCGAAGGTCGTCTCGCCCGGGTCCATGTACTGGTAGGACAGGCCCCAGATCGCCAGCCCCGTCAGGAAGTCGGTCGAGACCAGCAGCACGTCGGGGTTGCCCCCGGCGGTGTAGCACGGCTGGAGCGTGTCCCGCATCAGGTCGCTCGGCTTGTAGGCCGAGGCGTTGGTGGGGGAGAGCGTCTTGTTGCTGGTGATCAGCGACCTCAGCCCCTTCTGCGCGGGCTTCGTGGTGTTGGCCGCGAGCTGCACGCCGTAGCCGTAATAGGAGCTGCGCTCCATGTCGTCCATGCAGTGCTGGATCGCCATCATCCGGTCGCGGTCGACGGGCGTGGCCATCCCCGGGGGCAGCGCGTAGTTCGACGCCGACGCCAGCGCGCCGCCGACCGAGTACGGGTGCTGGAACGTCTGGAGGTACTGCTCCACCGTGGTCGGGAACCGCGAGATCCCCGCCTGGTTCACCTCGGCGCCGTTCCGGCTGTTGCCGATCAGGTTGACCGTCGCGCCGCTGGAGTGGTTGGCGTTGGTCGTGCCGCCGTAGGCGAAGGTCACCGTGAGCGAGGTCGCGCTGGCGATCGCGGTCACGAGGAACGCCTCGTTGTCCACCTCGACGACGTCGCCGGGCATGAACAGGGAGGAGTCCGCCACCGTGAGCGCGGTCTGGGTGGTGGTGTAGCCGCCGCCCAGCGTGGTCGTGCCGCGGTAGTCGTCCGCGGTGATCTTGAAGCTCAGGCTCCCCACCGGCGCCTTGGCCAGCCGGCTGACGAGCGGGGTCCGGTTGGCGAAGAAGGCGATCCCGATGCCGAAGACCTCGGCCGGGATGACGCCCGCGTTGACGCTGTTGTAGGGCGTCAATGGCTGGGTCTGATCGAACAGTGGCATCGAATCGAATCCCCGTCAGGTGATGGGAAGAACAGGAACGGTCACGGTCACTTCGGGAAGGCGATCCTGGGCCCGAACTGCATGCCCCTCATCGCCTGGTATCCGGCCTCGTTGAGGTCCACCTGCCCATTGCCCCCCTGGGGCGGCTGGCCCGGCGCCGGGGGCTGGGCGCCCCCTTGCGTCTTCGCCTTTAGGTAGTGGGCGAACTCCGGCGAGGCGATGCTCGCCTTCAGGTGCTCGGCCGCGGGCAGGCCCGTCGCCTTCACCCGGACGACCGGCTGCCCGTCGTCGCCGAACACGGCCTCCACCTCGCCGCCGAGAATGAGGGCCGCCTGCTTCGCCGCGGACGGGCTGGCGAAGTCCAGGCCCGCGAGCGAATCGCTGACGACCCGCGCCATCTCCGACTTCAGGAAGCGGCCGGCGAGGCTGTCGTACTTCTTGTCGCCGTCGGCCCGGGTCTGGGCGATGGCGTCGGCCTTGTCCTTGGCCGCGTTGGCGATCGCCTCGTCGCGGAGTCGCTGCTGCTCGCCCGCCTGGGCCGCCTTGTACTGCTCGAACTCGCGGCGGGCGAGGAACAGCGCCTCGGCCTCGCCCTTCGGCAGCGTGATCGTCTCCGGCGCCTTCGGGGGCTCCTGGGCCGGGGGCGTTCCCCCCGTGCCGCCGCCGGCCGGGTCAGGATCGAGAAGAACCCGGAACATGGTCGGTGCCACGCCGGGGCTGCTGCTTCGGAGGAACGCGCTGGGCATTGGTCTCGTCCATCGGGCCGTTTGCGAGGTCGTCCAGCAGGACGGACCTCTTCTTCACCTCGGCCTCGATCTCCCGATCGCAGGCCGCGTACACGTCGTCGGTCCGTCCGGGCATCAGCGCCCGCACGAGTTGGCCGATCAGGTCGGCCTCGGTCTTCGGCAGCGCCCCCGCGCCCTCGACGACGCGCTGCAACTGCCCCAGCCCCGTCGCCAGTTCCGCCGGGTCCATCACGTCGAACTGCGCCGGGTAGGTGATCTCGACGCCGTCCGTCTCCGGCTCTGGACTGTCCGTCAGCACGACGAGCGCGAGCCTCGCCGCCCGCTTCTCCGCCTCCGCGAAGGTCTGCGCCAGGCTCGCCAGCAGCCGGGCCCTCGCCGCGTGGTCGTACGACTTCGACAGCCCGCTCTGGGCGACGACCCCCGCGCCCTCCCCGCCGACGGCCGTCGAGCCCGCCGGCTTCGCCAGCTTCGCCTCCCGGTCGACCTGGTCGCGGAGATCCTGCTTGTTCTGGCGGATCGACTCGGCCCCGCCCTTCCCGAACTCGACGACCTCGAACCCCTCGTACTCGACCGAGCCGCCGGTCATCGACTTCTTCTTGGGCAGCAACCACCCCGGCCCCACCGGCACCGTCCCGTCCGGCTGCACGTAGTCCTCGGGCCCCTGCAGCAGCGGGTGGGCCTGCGTCGTGTCCGACAGGATCAGCTCCGAGTCGCGGTTGTAATACTCCCGCTGGCGCTCGGCCGTCCCCTCGAGGCGGGAGAGCCCGACGTGCTCGCATCGGGGCCGGCGCTTGTCGAAGACCCTCACCATCGGCACCCGGCCGAACCCGTGGGGCGTCTCCGAGACCTTGTCGCCCCGGACCCCGTACAGCACCGACTCCGTCGCCGTCCAGTGCCGCAGCCGCTCCTCGAGCTGGTCCTCGTCGGCGTCCGACGGGTGCCACTCCCTCACCATCGCCTCGAGATACCCCCCCGTCGCCGGGTCGAGCCTCCACCAGACGACGTCTTCCGGGTACACCGCCCGGGCCACGGCCCTCGTCACCCCCAGCCGCTGGGCATCCGCCTTCGTCGCGATCACCTCGCCCTTCGGCGCCGCCGGGTGATCGATCAGCACGTCCAGGCAGCCCAGCGTGTACAGCAGCGGCGCGACCGTCTCTTCCATCCACCGGTCGATCGGCGTCCCGCGACCGTCCACGTCCTCCCACCACGCCTCGAGCTCGGCCGGGCCCGTGCGCTCGACCTCCCTCGCGTAGATCGCCGAGACGTTGTCCCCCGCCGCCTCCGCCACGAAGGTCGGCACCGGCGTCCTCGCCAGGCGGAGCGTGTAGTCATCGTCCGTCGCCGCGATCGCCGGGTTCGGCTCGTGCTCGCGGAACAGCGTCCCCGTGTCCGCCGCCTGATCCTGGGGGTACTCCCGCTTGTGCCTCACCAGGTTGCGGATCGGCAGCCCGCGCGAGTCGTTGCCGTAGGTCGCGTACCGGTAGCGGTCGCCCCCCTCGTAGGAGTCCAGCAGCCACCGCCA